ACGGTGATGTACACGTCTCCCGATCCGTTCCTCGGATAGCCATGCACCACCATCACGGTCTCGTCCTTCGAGCTGACTTTGCTTCCATCGGAGAACGCGGTGTCGCAACAGATGGCGAACCGCAGACTCGACCACGGAACGTCCTTCTTCTCCACCGCGCACTGGACAATCTGGTCGCGGGTGATGGGGTTCAGTTCCGAGATGTTGGGGTCGTTCATGATCTGGGCCGCGTACCGCAGGGGCTCGGCCTTCTCGTACCGCTTGAGCCGCTCCTCGGGCCATACGTTCGGGGTGGTGGGCTTGCCATCCATGTCCCGACCAGCCATGAAGTAGACGTGGATGTTCCCGTCCGGGTCCAGCGGGATGCTGTCCGTCTGCATCCCCTCCACCGAGGCAACGCCCTGGGTGCGGAACGCCACGCCGAAATGGTCCTCGTCGTCGTACCGTGTGCCGACCCACACCAGCAATCCGTCGCCCTGAATGACCGGGATGAGCGATGAGATCTGCGAGTTCACCGACGCCAGCCAGTTGGTGTCCGTGGTCAGACGCTCGTAGGAGATGGGGTCGTCGTAGAACAGGACGTCGGGGTGTGAACCCGTGATGGACGTCTCGACGCCGAACACGACCGCGCTGGGATCCTGACGCGAGGTGTTCTTGCGACCCGAGTGCACGATTTCCTTGTTGGTCCACTTACGGGCGTTCTCGGACCAGTTGCCGTAGAGCTGGGTCCATAGGGCGTGGGAGTCCGACCCGTCCAGTACGGCTTTCATGGCCTCGAGCATCTTGGCCGCGAGACCTTCCTTCTCGGCTCCGAGTGCGGTCGCAATCTCGGGGTCTCGCAGGTGCAGCCACAGCTGCCCGGCTCGAGTGAACAGGGTGGTCTTGCCGATCTCTCGGTGGACCAGGATGGCGAGGTGCTTCTGCTTCCCCACCCCGTCCTTGCGCCACTGCTGCCATTCGTCGATGTGCTTCTGGAACCACCGGGCCATCGGCTCATGGACCTCGGGGTCAATCCATCGACGGCCCTTCGGGTTTGCCCATGCACCGAAGCAGTACAGGAAGAACGTCCAGAAGTCCTGCCGGCAGAAGTGCCTCAGGAGCTCAATCTCGTCCTCGCCCGCCCACGACGCCGGCTCACGCTTCTTGGGTGTCGACATCCGTTCCCTCGGTCTTGGCCTGTTCCGCGATGCGTCCCTGCTCGCGGTCGATGATCATCTGCATCGCCTTGTCCTGACACCACTTCTTCACCACCGCCAGCCCACGTCCTCGAGGGTATCCCTGCGGGATGCCAGACCGCTTGATTTCTGGGAACATCTTGTACAGCTGGCGCAGGTTCACCGGGAGCTTGCTCTTGTCGATACCGAGGTCGGACTCGAGAACTTTCGGTATAGCCTCGTGTACGGTCTTCTTCGAGAACGGGAACGCCTGCTTGTAGGCGAGCTGCGCCACCGTAGGACCAGCGGCCTTGATGAGCCTCGCGAGCCGTTCGATGACCTCGGCGTCGGACATGGGGTCGGGTAGCGTGACCGACCCCGTCTCCTGCGCCATGACACGGATTTCTTTGAGTGCCCGTAGCCTGTCCGCGCCCTCGCCATGCCGGGCGATGTCGCTGATGAGACCGATGGCCTCATCGAGTGATAGCGGCTGCTTCTCGCTCATGACTTGCCCACGATCACCATGACCTGCGAGTAGTAGTTGGTTCCGCTCAGGTTGGTGACAGAACCTACCGTCGCTGAGTTTGTAAGGTCTTGCACGAATACGGCCTGCTCTGTGTCTACTGGATTCTGCGCGGAACCCGTGCTCTGCAAATTCGAAAGCGTGTAACCTGCTGGGACATTGGTTATGGTCCCCTGTCCTGACTCGACTCCGACCGCATAGATACAGTAGGCGTTGCTTGCAGTAGGACTCTGGTTTGTTCCAAGCGTTGCCGATGTTGAGCTGGCATTCCCTGCGTTACCGCCGCTGTTCAGGATTGGGGATGCCGCAGCCGTGCTGGTGCGGAGCACAGATACCACCGCCGCGTTGGGGTGCTGCCCTGTCCAGAATACAGACAGCGAGTTCCCGCCAGCCTGAGCCCTGCCGTAGTAGATCGACGTCCTGCTGTGCGACTGCGAACCTGCGGACACCAGCTGCACGAGCGGTGTACCCGCAGCCGTAACCGTGTTCGGGAACTGGTTCGCTCCGTATGTCGAGACCACAACGAACAGCCAGTCGTTGCTGTTGTAGTTGCATGAGACATTAACCGTGTCCGCGACCTGAGCACCGTCATAGAGCACGGAGTATCCGATAAGTCCCATGTCGAACGACCTGGGGATACCGCCTCCACCCATAGCCATGCTGCGCTTGCGAACAAGGTCATCGGCGTGGATCGTCATCATGCAGTTGTTGCACTGGTAGTAGTCCAGCGGCAACAACGGAGGACTGACGTATTGTTCGCAGTTCGGGCAGTATCCCCCAGCGTGACTCATCGTGCCTTTCTCGCCGGCTTCGCGCCGCGCTTAGCCTGCTCGTCGCGCTTCTCAGAGAGCATGATCGCGACAGCCTGCTTCGGGTTCGTCACCACCGGACCCTTCTTGGACCCGCTGTGCAACTTGCCCTTCTTGAACTCGCTCATCACCTTCGTGTACGGCATATCAACAACCCTTCATGCCGTACGACATCCCGGCCTTCTTCGCGCCCTTCTTCTCGGCGGCTTCTTCCTTCATGCCGTGCTTCATCTTCACGCCGAGCGTCTTGTGCATCGTGCCTTCACCAGCCTCGTCGTTCTTCATGCGGCCACCCATAGCGGCCTTGGGGCTCTTACGCGCCATATCACACCTCCGTCGTCACCACCACGGCGACTGCCGGAACCATACACCATCCGTCATCGCCAACCACCGAAATCATCGAAGTAACACCGCTCCCCGACGAACCGCAACTCGGCGGTCCACACGGGGCCCATTCGGTACTTAGCCACTCGGACCATCGCGCGGTCAGGCTCTCGGTGGATGAGCAGCACCTGGTCTGCGGTCTGCTCGATCTCCCCGGACTCTCGCAGGTCTGACAGCTGCGGCTTGGCATCCTTCCCCCTGTTCTCCGCTGCCCGGGACAGCTGGGCCGCCACCACCAGCGGGACATTGACCGCCAGCGCGAGCCGCTTCAACTCCCGGCAGATATGGCCGAGCAGCTCGTACCGCTTCTCGTACTTGGCCCGCGAGGTGATGAGCTGCAGGTAGTCGATGAACACCACCGTGTTCCGCCCCGGTCTCGAGGCTACGAACTTACGCACCGTCGAGGCGATGGCCTCCATATCCAGCCGGAGCGAAGCGTCCATGATCCAGATGGGCAGCACCCGCAGGTCGTAGGACGCCTGCACCAGCTTGGGGTCTTCCGCGTTCTGGATGACCGACAGGTCAATGCTGCTGTTCGCCGCCATCAGTCGCTGGCGAATCTGGGACGACGGCATCTCGAGCGAGAGGAACAGACAGTCCCAGTCGTTCTTGGCCGCATACAGGGCGAGCGTCCCGAGGAACGCCGTCTTGCCGGCACCCGGTCGGGCTCCGATGACGCAGACATTCCCGGGCACCACCTTGAGGTTCTGCAACGGCTCGAGCCCGATGGGGATGTTGGGCTTTTTCCCCACGAACAGCTCGTGCAGCGAGTCACCGATGTGCTCGGGATCAGAAGTCCCGGTACGGGTGGCGACGCCCTCGAGTTCAGCCGTCAGCTGCGCCACGACCTCCGGGCCGGACATGCCGCTCTCGATGTTCTCCTTGAACCGATTCTGGAGCTTCATCAGACGGCGGGACGTGCTGCGGGACTTCACCACGCCTACATGGGAACCTACGTTGGCCGCAGTCGTGACCTCCCCCAGCAGACCGGCCACGTAGCCGCTGCCACCAGCCTGGTCGAGGTTCCCGGTCATCCGCATGTTCTCGACCACCGTCACGAGGTCGGCCGGGGTCTTCACCTGATGCAGCCCCTTGATGGCCCTGAACACCAGCTGGTTGCGGACGTAGAAGAAGTCCTCGGGCTCGAGGCTGTCCATCACGGACTGGATCACACCATTGTCCAACAGCATGGCTGATAGGACCGCGCGCTCTGCGGTCTCGTCTTGAAACACATCCACCCCCTTGGTCATGTTCACTTGCAGTTCCACGCTTTCAAAGCCAGTGCCTTGCGGGTCGGCTTCCCGTTCTTCTCCATCGGCCCCGGCATCCCTCCCATCCGGGCACAGAACGACTCCCGCCGTGCCGCATCACGCTCGTTCTTCGGGTGCGGTGCCGGCGGCTTCAGGTTCATCCCCTGCGCTCGAGCCGAAGCCCGGCCCTTCGCGTTCAGTCCGCCCTGCGGATCCTTGCCTTCCTTGCGCTGCCACGCTGGAGTCTTCATCGTTCCTCCTGGGAGTTGGGTCCTACCAGTCTTCGCCCTTGGACTCTACCACTTCGTCCTCCCACCCTCTGGCCTTCAGCCAGCGGTGGGGCTCCGGCATGTATCCCTCACGCCACTGCTTCGTCTCCCTGAACCTCTCGAGCCCCCCCACCACGTCCGCCCAGATCTCCTCACACCCCTGCTTCACCCACTCCCTCATCGCCGCAGGCTTGTTCCTCCTCCGCTCACACCTGTACCCCTCCCAGAACTCCAAGAACCCCACAGGCACTCTCACCGAAGGTTTAGGTTCTGTGGTAGTGGCAGTGGCAGTGGCAGGGTATACCACCGTAGGCATCTGGTATACGGTGGTAGGAGTTGGTATACCAGATTCTACCACCGTAGGGTTTGGTATACCACCGTAACGCTTACCCACGTTCCCGCGCTGCTTCTCGCTCACCTGCCCCTGCCTAACCACCTCCGCATGCAGGAACCGCAGCCCCCACCACCCCTCACCATGCTCGAGGACATCCCGGTACCCAGGCCGGACCCCCGCCCACTCCTCCTCGCTGTACCCCAACGCCTTACGCCACGTTCCCTCGTCCGCCCCCGCCCCACACCCCATCACATAAACATCCATCCACGCCAACGCCAGCCGCCCCTGCTCCTCCAGCGTCAGCTGCCTCGAGCGGATCTCCGCCATCGCCTCCGCCACCACCAGGTTCATCCGGGCCCACCTCCCTGCCTCCACACAACCCTCCCATAGCAAAAGGACGCCAGTACCGGCCCCATAGCAGGGTTCCATCCCCACTCCCGCGCTGCGAGACGACGAGTGAGGCCGGCACCAGCGTCCTTCCGTGTCGTCTCGCACCCACAGTCTGTATCCACTCCCACATATCGTCAACCCCCTGATCGCTCTTTTCCCGCAAAATCCGCTCGCCGCAACGCCTTACGCCCCCGCCGCCGCCCGTTTTCTGCCCAGAATTTTTGCGCACATTTCGGGTCGCTGCTATCTCGAAATGCCAAGCGAGCGTTGGGGGGCCCCGGGGTGGCGGTCCCGGTTCGGCCGACCGCCGCATCGCGCCCGCGCACGCCGCCGCCGCCGCGCTCCAGCGCACGCCTAGCCTACGCTCCAGCGCAGGGTAGGTGGTGGGGGAGTCGGTTCCTGGCCACTAGGGCATGCGATCCGCGCCTACTGCACGCACGTGCAAGTCGCTGCACGCACGTGCACTAGCACACTGCACGCCTGTGCAGGCCCGAGTACTGGTCAAAATTTGGCCGGTCGTGGCGGTATCCTGCACACCAGTGCATGCGGTGTATCGACCCCCTCTACTGCACACTTGAGCAATAGTGGACCTGGGGGAATTGCACTAGGTGGACCCCTACGCTTGCGCTTTGTATGTGCACTACACTTGACAGTAGATGCCGATTAGTCTAAATTGCGTACGTGGGCCGCATGGTGCGGCCCGCGATAACGGGGGGAACATAATGGCGATCCGTCCCTACGAACTTTCCGAAGGCATAGCGGTCGGCTTTGGCTGTAGGTCCCATGGTGACATCCTCGGACTGAGTGAAAGGCGCACGCTGGCCCTTGTGTCTTACGCGGTGGAGCCCAGCGTGGCTGAGTACCTTCACGGTAAGCGCGACGATGCGAACCTTAAGCCGACTGTCAATTGGGCCGCGTGCGGTTCGGTATCGCCGGCGGAAGCGCGCCGGTTCGCGCTGGCGATTCTGTATGCTGCGGAAGCCGCGGAAGCCCTGGTGCCCAAGGTTATCGCGGCCCGCGACGCGCACGCTGCTGGCAAGGCTGAGTGATCCTATCGGGCCCGCTAGTACGGGGGCCCTCTTCTCTAACCTAGGGGGAACACTGTGAAGTGTCACTGCACGACGTGCCGCATCGGACGCATTCTGGCCCGCGCGATTATGATCCTTGGAAGTCTCGGGGCCGCGGCAACGGCCGCGACTGTCGGGGTCAAGGTGACCCCGGCCGGTAGCGTGGCGCAGTATCTTTGCAGCGCGGCAACGTGGGCCGGTCTTGGGGCCGCGTGCTACTTCGCGAACCGACTGTCGGCCGCGATCTTTAACGGGGGCCGCTCATGACGTTTAACCGATCCATCCCGTCCGTCCTTGTTGTCAAGCGTACCGGGGCCGCAAAATTGGGCCCCATGACGGCCACCTACAGCGGCCGGCAGTCATGCCCTGACGCGTGTCCGTTGAAGCGCAACGGGTGCTTTGCCGATGGCATCCGCACCAGCACGCCTTGGAACCGCGTAACTCGGCGCGGGAAAAACTCGGTTCGGTGGGCCGGGTTCCTGGTCAAGGTGCGGGCAATTAAGACTGGCGCATTGTGGCGCCACAATATCGCCGGCGACCTTCCTGGTGTTAATGGTGCGATTGACGCGGCCGCGCTCCGCGCCCTTGTGGAGGCTAACCGCGGCCGGCGAGGCTACACTTATACCCATAAACCCGTATTCGGGCCCGCGTTTAAGGCGAACCGCGATGCAATCGCGCACGCTAATGCCAACGGCTTTACGATTAACCTTTCGGCTAACAATCCGGCGCATGCCGACAGACTGGCCAGTCTCGGAATCGGGCCCGTTGCCGTTGTGCTTCCGGCCGATACCCTGGAAAAGCACGGGCCCAAGTTGCACACTCCGGCCGGACGTGTGATCCAAGTGTGCCCCGCTGTTACCGGGACGCGGCCCAATTGCGCAGCGTGCGGGGCGTGCGCGGCCTCAGGCCGGAGCGCGATTATCGGCTTTCCGGCCCATGGTATCGGCAAGGGTAAGGCCGACAAGGTCGCGCGATCCTAATGCGGTAACCATGGGCCCCTATTGTGGGGGCCCCGTTAACCTGGAGGGATGCTATGGAATTCAAGAATTGGTTTGCCAAGGTCGACGCAATAATGGCCGCGCACTATGGGTTGGGAGCCGGCGATCTGCCCGACTGGAATTATCGGGACGCATTCGACGAAGGGATGGAACCTACGGACGCGGCACGACATGCTATCGCAGAAATTCTGGAAGCCGAAGGTTATGGGGACTTGTACGATACGATCTTGGACTGAATCGGCACGCAATCCTACGGGGCCCCTGGCCGAAAGGCTAGGGGTCCTTTCCTATGGGAACCCTACGCTCGAGCGCGTGCGATCCCCTAACCTTGACCCTGGCCGACACTCGAGCGGCCCATACGCTCGAGCGCGCCGAGAATGCCCTACAGCGGGCCCGAGTCTATCGGGAAGCCCAAGGTGCTAGCCTAGGCTCCGGGGCCCGTAGGCGCGGCCGCGTGGCACGGTAGGCGTGCGATCCTGTAGGCGTGGCACGGCGCGGTAGGCGTGGCACGGCAGGCTAGGCGGGCACGGGTGGCACTGCGGGCGGGCATGGCAGGCGTGAAAAAAGACACTTGACGCTAGTATCTTGTGGCACTATACTGCAGGCGTGGCACGGGACGGTCCCGTGACACGAACCTAGGGGGAACACAATGGCGGGCGTCTATCGAATTGAGGTCAAGCGGCCCCGGCCGTCCATGCAATCGGACGACGTGAATTTCTACGGTCCCTATGAACAGGCGGTGGCACTGGCACGCCGGTTCCATAATGAGACCGGCCGCGCGGTGCACGTCTATGATGAAACCGGATCCTACTGGTGGCACGCGTGCATCAATGGCGTCTCCACTGACCGCAACATTCGCGCGGGCGATACTGTGGAAAGCATGGTGGCGGAATGAGCTACCGTGCCCTGATTCTCGAGCTCATGCGCGAGTGTGAATGCGACACGGTTACGCCGGCGGCCGTGGAAGCGTGGATGCGGATGGCGCATCCTACCCTGGACGCACTGTCGGCGGATGAATTCCGGGACGCGGCCGATAATGCAATGGTGGAAGCTTGCATGGCCGGGGATGAATTCAACGCGCGCCTCGTGCGCGACATGGGGGTGTGACATGACCGGCAACGGTGGACGTGCGGATGCGATCCTGTGGGGGTTCCATGATCCGGCGCACAGGGTGTGCGACAATTGTGGCACGAATATTCGTGGCACGGAATTCTACCGTACGGGAGACTGGCAGGAATTCTGCCTGCCGTGCGCCGATAACTTGGGGGTGTGACATGACCGCGCGTGAATGGCAGTGGCACTGGGGCCCGACACGGACCCCGATGGTCCGACTCGAGCGTCGCACCTGGGACACGCTGGGGGATTGCCGGCGCGACCTGTGGGGCGTGTCTCTGATCCGGGGCGGGTGGCTGTCGCAGGGGCTCGAGCGGTTTAATGATGGTTCGTGGCACTTCAACGTTGGGCCGCTGTGCATGTGGCACGAACCCGACACGGACAGATAGCACTTGCAGTCGACTGGCAGGTGTTGTACGGTGTACACGGCGGGCAGGGGCCCGCACAACCTAGGGGGAACACAGTGGCGAACAATGCTTATGTCGAGCAGGCTCGAGGGGTGTGGGGCCAGGATGCCAATCCGGTGGCCGATGAGCGGGCCCGCAAGGTCCGCAACGTCATGCGCCTGGCCCGACTGTACGGGGTCGCGATGCGGCAGCAGGCGCGTGCGGTGAGCCCCGGTAATTTCACCGAGTGGCACAAGCGGTCCGTGTACTACTACTGCCGGCTGCAGCAGGCCGTGCGCGACATGGGGGGGATGTGATGACCGAGAAGACGCTGGAACGGCTCGAGGCCGACGCTAACAATCGCGCGTTCCTGCGCGATCCGCACCGGCTCGAGGGGTTCGACTGGCAGGCGGAGCAGGCGCGGGACATGGCACGGATGCGCCGGCAGGCGGAGCGGCGCATCCTGCGCCTCTCGAGGCTGTACGCTGCGGCCCGCGTGCGCGAGGAGCAGGCCCTCTCTCGATCTCTCATCATGCTCGGGGATGGCACGGAGCGGCGGGCGCAGTATCGGATGGCACGGGAGCGCGCCACGGACATCTACGTTCGGCTGGCGCAGGCGATCCACAACTTGGCAGGGGAGGCGTTCTAATGCCGGCGACCAAGGCGCAGTGCGTGTTCTGTGGGGATGGGTCCGGGGGCGGTGGCAGGACCGCGTTCGAGGAGATGTGCGAGGCCTGCCAGCACGTGCGGTGCTCGAGCTGCGGGCACCTGCTGGACGGTGAGGACGACGACCGGTGCGTGGAGTGCATCGAGGCCGCGCTCGAGGAGGCCCGAGAGTGCTGGCACGACGAGCAGCGGGCCATGAGGGGAGGCACGTGGTGAGCACGTTCGCACGGGTGGCAGAGTCTTTCTGGGATGCTATCGAGGCTGAGGACGATCCGGTGGCACGCAAGGCCCTCGAGCAGGAGCTGGCGGACTTCTACCGGCTGCACGGTGGGCCGCCGGCGGGACTTGCGGAACGGTGGTAGCTGTGGCACCCTGCGGTCCGGGGGTGTTGGGGGCGTAGCACGGGGACAATTCGAGGGTCCGCCCTGGTTAGGCGGCGCAAGCCGGGTAGAGAAGGTGCCCCCCCTTCTCCCCGGGCCCTCTTTCTCTCACCTATCGGAGGACACGTGTCGGAGCTTAGGCGAGTGCGACTTACCAGTAACCCGCTGTCCATCATCGGCCAGCAGGCGGGGTTCCCTACCAGCGCGGAACGTGCGGTGGCTATCGGTGGCATCACCCGGAGCTACCTGCTGCGGGTGGAACGTGGCGCGCAGATGCCGTCGCAGGCGATCATCCAGCGCATGGCGCGAGCGTATGGCAGGGACGAGGCTGCTATCGAACGGGCTGCCCTGCAGGGCTGCAAGACTCTCGCCCGGCGGATGCTGGAGCAGTACGAGTGACACGACGCAAGGCACTAGCAGAAAACGGGACTGGCATTCCCCGCAGAATCATCATCCAGGTCTGCGACATGTGCGGTACGGTATCGGCTGTAACCACTAACAATGGCACGGGGTTGTGGGCATGTGGCCCGTGCGAGTCCGACCATCTACTCAAGCTAGGAGACGATCATGAGTGACGCCCTCTGTCCCGAGCATGGCACCCCGCTGCGCCCCGGCAAGTTCGGCATGTTCTGCCCCACCAAGAACCCCGACGGCTCGTGGTGCAAGTACAAGCCCGGCAAGGGTGGTGCGCCCAAGCCCGCCGCTACCGTCGCCCCGCCCTCGAGCGCGACCCCGCAGTACCTGCTGACCATCGCGGCCCTCGACTTCGCCGGCAAGGTCTATCAGGGCACCGGGGACTACCAGTCCGCTCTCGAGGCTGCGGAGCGGGCCCTCTCGACGTTCAAGGGGGACATGTGACCTGGCCGACGGACAAGGATGTCCGCGTCACGAGCAGGGGCTATGAGACCCCGGATGGTCTCAAGCCCCGCGTGACGACGATCCTGAAGGTGCTGGGGCTGGGCACGGATGCCCTCATCCGGTGGTCGGCTGACCTCGAGCGCGACGCTGTGCTCGAGGCTGCTGGGGAAGTCTACGCCCATGGTGAGCACGGCACGCCGGACGAATTCGTGTCCGCCGTCCGTGCCCGCGTGGGCCCGGCCCGTCAGCATCAGCGCAAGCTGTCCAAGGCCGCCGACATCGGCTCGAGCATCCACAACATGATCCAGTGGACCCTGAAGGGTGAGCTGGGGGAGAAGCAGGGCCCTAAGCCGCAGATGCCCGAGGAGGCTGCCTGGGCGTTCATGGCGTGGAAGGCGTGGTGGGCGGGGGCCCGGCTGGTCCCCGTCCGCATTGAGCAGCCGGTATGGACCGACCGCTACGCCGGCACCGTCGACCTCATCGCCCGGGCTGAGGATGGAGCCCTCGAGGTCTGGGACTGGAAGTCTGGCAAGGGAATCTACGAGTCCTACCACCTGCAGGTGGCAGCGTATGCAGCAGCCGCCTCGAGGTTCGCAGGCGAGCCGGTGCTCATCGGTGGTATCGTGCGGGTGCCCAAGGTGGTCGGTGATCCCGACGTCGAGGTCCGGCGCGTGGGAGACTGCCGATACGACTACAAGGACCGCGACGGGGTGCAGCACAAGGGTGGCACCGACTACAACTACGCGCAGCTGATGGACGGGTTCAACGCAGCTCTGACGCTGTACGACATGTTCGCCAAGGAGGCCAAGTGACGACCGTTTATGAAGTGACCACCGCCGTGCGGGGAATCGAGAAGATGAACCGCATGGACCTGACGCTGGACCCGCCGGCTGTCGTGACCAGCTATCGCACCACGCTCGAGAACGGCACCGTCCTGTTCCTTCCCGACCACACGCTCGACATCGGCCAGGCGGTGACCCTGACCCTGACCACGGAGGCCTGATGGGACTCATCAACGACCTCGCCCGCATCCGCGAGATGTCCGGTCGCGAACCCTTGCCCGATCCCCGCGTCATCGCGGGGTTCGAGCCCGGCTCCCCTCCCCCTCCCCCGTACATCCCCACGGAGGGGTCTGGCGTGCCCAAGGAATGGCTTGAGCCTGAGCCCGAGCCCAAGTCCCCACCGAGCCCTCTGGTGCCGCGCAGGGTCAAGCCTGAGCCCGTGGAGGCCACCGCGGTCCCGTCCTTCCTGCTCGTGGTCCTTGACGGGCTGGCGTCGTGGAAGGGGCGTGACGTCCAGCTGACCGACCGGGAGGTGGGGTCAATCCGTGGCATCGTCCTGCGGGCCATCCAGCGGGAGGTGCAGGCCGACCTCGAGGCCGCCGCCACGCTGGGCGGGACCGAGCCCCCGAAGAAGCGGGGTCGACCCAAGAAGGCCAAGGCGTGAGGAAGCTCATCAGCATCACCGGCGACCGGGGACAGCTGGGACTGGCCGACGACGGAACGGTGTGGTTCTGGAGCACCAACGGATGGGTGAAGGTGGATCGCGGCCCGCTGCCGCAGGAGGCTGAACATGGACCAGTACCCGACAGTGACCCTGGAGCTCGTGGACTCGACCGACGAGATGGCGGAAGCCCTGGCCAACCTCATCAACCGAGCCCTCCAGTGGCGAAACGCGCCCCTCGAGGAAAAGATTCTGGCCGAGTGTGAGCTGGCCATCGCGGTCGACGACATCACGCGGGAGTTCCGCAAGACCATGCCGGGGATGAACTGACATGGGTATCCAGATCCCCGTGTCGCCCGGCGAGCTGCTCGACAAGCTGACCATCCTGTCCGTCAAGGCCAAGCACGTCACCGATGAGCACAAGCGGGTGAAGATTGCCCGCGAGTACGCCCTGCTCGAGCAGGCTTGGGAGGACTCACCCTACCTGAGGTCCGCCGGCATCGAGAGCCTGATGGCCGACCTAGCGGCGGTAAACGAGCGGCTGTGGCATCTCGAGAACGAGGTCCGATCCCCGATGGTCCGCGCCGACGCCTACCTGATGTCCGGGGTGGCTCTGTGCATCAGCTCCGAGAACGACTACCGGGCCCGCATCAAGGCGACCATCAACACCCTGCTGGACTCCGACATCGTGGAGGTGAAGCAGCATGGCTCCGACTGAGGGAATCCGCAGACTGAAGTACCTGTACCAGATGAAGAAGGCGTTGGATAAGGACGACTACGCTGCGGTCACCCGGGCCCTCGGGAACTACCAGGAATGGTACGTGGGACCGGACGAAGTGAAGACCTCGCAGTCGGCCAAACGCGAAACCCAGAAGTTCATCAACAGCCTACGGGGAGAGGAATGAAGACGAAGATGCAGTGCGTCGGGTGCGGCAGGAACTTCATCGCGGCCCGACTGACCGCCAAGCCCATCTGCTACGGGTGCCAGCGGGACGAGCGTAGGTACTCAAAAGCCAGGTTGAAGCACAAGGCTAACCTCCGCCAGCAGGCGGTGGACCGTATTGCAGAGCTGGAGACGCAGACCCTCGAGCGTCGTGATACATTCACCCCGCTGATGGGGGAGCAGATCATCGCGATGATGCAGCGGGGATGAGGATGTGGGGAGGGGACCGTACCTGTGCGTGCAGGCGGCAGGGACACCACCAAGGCTCCGGTGATGACGTCGGTCCCGCACCCCTCCCCAGTAGATGCGGGCGGCGAGCCCCCGGGCCAACATGGGCGGTACCGGACGCGGCACCGGGGGCGGCCCGCTAACCAGATAGGGAGGCAGCATGGGAGAGTACGATCCCTGCACACGATGCGGTAAGGACCACGACAGCTCGAGGTGCCCGGACTCCCCGGACTTCGGTAGGAGTGGAGAGAAGCTGAAGCAGTGGCGTAGGATGGCGGCCACCAAGGGTGCCGTCGGGAAACACTCGACCACCCGTATCGACCGCGTACTGAAGGAGATCCGCGATGGGCGTTGACTTCTGGGGTGGCTTCTGGTGTGGCGTCATCCTGATTGCACTGCTCTGGGGTATCACCATTCGCCCCAAGCCCGACAAGTCGGACTACAAGTGGTCCGACAAGAACTGGCACCCGGACTACGTGGAGCCTCGCAAGGCTCCTCGAGTTCTCAAGAAGCTGGGGAAGAAGTGAAGCGGAGCGGTTTACGCAGACGGGCTCGCATCCGAAAGGTGCGGGCCCGTAAGCCTGTCATCACCGACCGGATGCTTGACCAGGCCTGCCGTGCCGTCGTCTTCGCCCGCGACGGGTACAAGTGCCTGTACGACGGCAGCACCCAGCACCTCCAGTGGGCCCACGTCTACAGTCGTCGGTACAAGTCCATCCGTTGGGATCCCGACAACTCCATGTGCCTGTCCGCCGGAGCGCACCTGCTGTGGCATCACCAGCCTGCCCGGATGGTCCAGTGGTGGATAGGCTTGGTCGGGGAGGAGAAGGCCGACCAGCTCCGTCACAAGCTCCTCCGGGGAGACAAGATTGATAGAGAGGCTACGCTCGAGCATCTACAGACCCTGCTGAACACGATGGAGATTCGGGTCAAGTAGAAACGATGGAGCCCCGGCAGTCGTGAGACCACCGGGGCCCGTCGCTGACGAGGAGATCGTCAGACAGGCTTCTGGAGAACCTTGCTCGCCGCGCCCTTCAGGAACACCTCGTAGATGAGGCTGTTCTGGATGGCGACCCAGGCAGCGGAAACCACCGTGCCGAGGACGGAGCTGAAGCCGACCGTCGTGTAAGCCACCGTCGCCGCATCACCGCCGACGCCCGCGAGCTTGGTCAGCAGCGCGATGGCGAAGGTGAAGTAGGGGATGAGAGCGTTGGGGACGCCCTTCCAGCTCGGGTGGTACTTCACCACGAAGCCGAACGCGATGGGGAGTACGGTCAGGAGGATGCTCTGGAGGTCCATGTCACTTTCCTTTCTTCTTCTGTGGAGCGAACGAATAGACGGAGGTCGTGTACCAGTGCCCGTCCAACCGCTCGCGTGTCGCCTTGCCTCGAACCAGCGTGCCAGACTTCAGCCCCCGGTACAACATGCTTCTCACCCAGAAGATGTTCCGCCCCACCTCGTCGGCCCACTCCTGCGAGGTCTTGCCCGGATCCTTCGGGTTCGACTCCGCCCGCAACCTGAGCAGCTCGTTCATGTACTCGTCATGCCTGATGCTCGTCACAGGGTCACCTCCTTGGACCGCTCGATGCGCCACACCTTGGACTTGACGTAGGGTCCATTGTCCCCCACGCAGATCAGGATACCACCGACTTGGGGCTGCATCATGCGCCCCGCAGTCTTGTGGCCGAACGGGGTCTTGAGCTGCCACGCCGGCGTGACCACCACCGCCGTCACGCCATGCTTCGACGGCTCCCGTACCTCGCTCGAGAAGTGCCGGTGCGACCGGACATACATGGCCGCAGGCTCGTCACCCCACCGCCCCGACTCCACGTACCCGGACACCATCTCCCGCTGGAGACCAGCCGACGCCGCGAACGGGCTCGAGGTCGTGCCGATGTGGTGGGCGAAGTGGATCAGGTGCCCGCCCAGCCGGAGCCAGAGCTGCCAGTGGGCGTGCTGCCCTTCCTCGTTCGGGACCGCCCCTAGTTCGCGCGCCAGTGCCTCCTCCTGCTGCGCGGACTTGCCGACATGAGCCTCGGTGCCACGGACCATGTAGAAGCGTCCTGCGGCCTTCCTAGCCACATCCTCGAGCAGCACCCGTGAGCACCGCACCTGGTCGTCGAGGTTCTGGGTCCATTGGGTGACGGACCCGTGGTGGACGCCCTCGGTCGCGTCGCCGTTCACCACGACACCGTAGGGTTCCCCATTGGTCTCATCCTCAACCCACTGCCAGTACTCGTCCCACATGTCGTTCAGCTTGAGCTGGATCTTGGACGGCTTGACCTCGGTCCCCTCATCCAGCACGAACCCGCCCCGTGGCATCAGGGCCAGCCGGCATCCTGAGTGCAGGTCCGACACGCAGGCCAGATACCGCAGGCCGTCGGGCTTCTTGCGCTTCATCGACCCTCCTTGGTCAACTTACGGTTGATGGCTTCCCGCCACCAGCGCACCCTGCGCCGACTGGCGTTGATCTGACAGACCAGTTCCCGTTCGATGGCGAGCACGATGCACTCCTCGAACTCCCCCCACCGAGCCAGCTCCTCCCGGCAGACCGCGTGCAGCAGCTCATGCACGACGCACTCGATTAGCCCGCCACGCATGGGGTCTACGGCCACCTCGACCTTGCGCCCCTCGTACTCCACCCAAGCCAAGGTGTCGCCGTCCAGCACATGCCGCTGCAACCTCGTGGCCGGGTCCAGCAAGGCCTTCCGTAGCCTAGCCTCCAGCCCCTGATAGGTCAGCATGTCATCTCTTTGCGAGAGCAGCAACGGACACCAGGATTGTCACCACCGCCGACAGGATGGTGATGGCGATGTGGATCATGCACAGCGTCCGTCGGCTCATTCGTGAGCCTCGAGACGCACCACCCTCTCCGACAGAGCGTGGTACGAGTTCTTCAATCGCTCGTAGTCCTGCCGCAGGAACTCGAAGTCCTCCCGGTCGCGCTCCCTCAAAGCCAGCGAACTCTTGAGGTTGGCGAACTGAAGGATGAGCATCATGACGAACCCACCGACCTGAATGAGATGGTCCACGCTCACGCACTGGTCCCCCCATACGGCTCGTACTTGCCGGGCTCCCACGACACGAGCGTCGAGTTCCGGTCGGACGAGGTTCCGGGATGCTTGGCCGAAGGCGTCGAGATATGCACCCATAGTTTGCCGGGAGAGTCGTAGTGCTGTCGGTGGTCCTCGAGGATGACCTGCCCGTACTTGCCGGCAAGGTTCTCCACCGCCCAATGGTAGGCGGCCTGCGTCAGATCCTCCCACGAACGGACGTCGTCCGTCATCACGTGGAAGTCCGCAGCCTTCCCACGGGTGTGGTCGGAACCCCGCACACCACCAAGCTGCGAGTTCAGACCCACGGGCCTGTACCCGCTGTGGATGATGAGGGGCCCGAACTCCTCACGGATCGGCTCGAGCAGCTCGACGCACAGGTCCGTCAGCTCCTGCTCGACCTGCACGGGGACGGTGGTCAGGCCGCGAGGCAGGAACTCGCCGATGGTGAAGTGCGGGGAGAGACGCTTGCCGAGGTCCATACTTACTCACCCATGATGGGGATAGGTCCGGTGGTCGACTGCTGACGCGGAGGATTCAGGGCGTTGAACAACGGCGTGGTAGCACCGGCACCCTGCAGGATTGGAGCGATGCTCGGCTGCATACCGAACTGCATCAGCGATGTGCCGACGGGGATCCCGCCGCGTGGCGTCAGCAACTCGAACGGGCTCAGTGATCTGGTTCCGGCGTGCTTCATCAGGTTGTTGGTTTCGATAAGCCTGAACTGGCGTTCAGCATTAGCCGCAATTGCCTGACCAGCTCCGCCCGACTCTGCCATCATCGCCTTGCCCTCAGCCCACAGCTTACGCGCAAGTACCTCCATCGCATCAGCATCGGGCAGGGCATTACCTGCCTTGGCAGCAGCAAGTCTCGCCTGCATCGCTCTTGAGGCGTAGTCTCCAGCCTTGCGGGTGATGGCAAAGAGACGATCCATCGTGATTGGTTCAGCCCGAAGCTCAGGGTTGAACCCGCCAGCAATTTTGATTCCGAGTACCTTCTCGAGACGCTGCATCACGGTCTGGGAAACCTTTTCGGGTCCGCCCGACATGATGTCGGTCTGACTGAGGTCGCGGATGTCGTCTTCGACGACCTTCCGCAGCCGAAGCGGGTCGAACTTCGGTGCATCGGCACCTTCTGAAGCTGCCTTGGCAAGTGCCTGGTTGCGATTGCCGAGGATGGTTGTCTCCTCAGTTGCCGCCTTAGTCCACTCGGCAGTAGGGCGAGGGCTCTGTAGTTCCACCTTGCCGGTGACAGGATTCATCACGCGTAGCCGCATCGACGGCTCCATGATTTGTTCCTCGGCACCGATGGGTGATGGGCCAAGCCCACCCTTGACCAGTCGTCGTCCTGCGCCACGAGCCGCGAACGGTAGGACATCGGCGACAGCACCGATGGTGGTCATGGCAACTGGATTGCCCAAGAATCCACCGCGCGTCATCGCGGCCTGCTGGTCAACCTTCTCGCCCTCAAGCTTCTGCTCGGCCATCTTCAGCCCGGTCTGACCGCCAAGAGTAAGTGCGGCGCGGCCCAACCAACTTGGAAATCCACGCAACGGTACGCCACCAGAAATCAGCTGCTGCAATACCAGCGGCGCAGCCTCCATACCTGACTGCATCAGGCTTGCCTGTAACGCCTCCCGCATTGGAGTCCCGCCTGTCGCCTGCTCGTTAGGCACGACCTGCCCACCACTCGGCCCAGGTGCCTGTCTACCACCTCCAGCGAGTGCCATGAGCGCGGCCCCGAGCGGATCGGATGCGACCGCTCCTCCGAACCCTGTAGTCGGGACATTCGCATACACGTTTGCCGGCAACTTGCGCTCGCTGACGATGTCCTTGCCGCCAGCCCGTCGAGTCTGACGCACGACGAACTCGGTAGGAACGAGCCCCGCTTTGCGTGCCTCGGCCACATTCTCCTTGGGAATCCATGTCTGGATAGGTTGCCCGTCGACAGACCCCTTCATGTACACGGACCCGCGAACATCCTCGCCGTCTACGAGGAACGGGTTCTCTCCAAAGATGGGAGCCATGTGTTACCCCTTCCTCGTTTTCAACGCGGCCAGTTTCTCTTTGGTCAGTCCGGATGGTTCGGGAGATGCGGATTTTCCGGTGCCGGATTCCGTACTAGTACCGCTAGACTTTCTAACTCCTGAGTAAACCTTACCCTCTAGCCCAAGGGCTTTTTCTGTTGCAGAAAGCCCGTCTCGATATGGCCCGACGACATCGTAGATTGCGGTGTCTGCGTCCAGCGGATCCATGCCCTGCCTGATATACATGGCACGCACCTGTTCTCGACGGGCATCGAACGATGACAGTTTCTGTCGGAACATCTTTTCTGCTTCTGCACGTAATGCGCGCCGTCCCTCAGGGGTAAGCATGCCCTGTCCGAACCACGACCGAGGAGCATTGAATACCCGCTTGAGCTCTCCCTCGGCTCGCTTGAATGTCTCGAACTCTTGTTCCCTAACGCCCGTCCTCGGATCGCTGATTCGTGCAAGGAACCTAAGCATCAAAAGATCGCCGACGCTGTCTTCCGATGTCTGCATAATCTGGTTGCGATAGTCCGTGACTGTTTCCATGTCCTGCGAAGGCTTGGACCATCGGATGGTTGCCTGGTTGACGAGCTGAGATGCCTGCCGGTCCCTTTTCAACGACCCTTCTCGCGCAGCCGATTCTTGCATCTGGTACTGGTGCTCGCGGGCTTTGTTGATGGGCTCGAGGGCCTTCTCGATACGGTCCTTCTTGATCCGGTTCTCCTCCTCGGCGATGTCGTTGCCGAGGCTCTTGGCCGCTTCCGCACGCTTGTCGTACAGGTCCTTGAGTCGGGTCAGGTTCTGGCTGCGGGAGTCGAGGAGGGCCTGCTGCTCCTTCTGGAGTCGGGTGGCTGCGGACTCACGGTAGGTCTGGTTGCCACTTAGGATGGAAGCTACGCTGCCCAGAAGCTCGTTCAGCCCGGCTCGAGCACCCGAAATCCCGGGCGGGGGAGCGGCAGCCTGTGTCTCATATTCCTTCGCAGCAGCCTCGGCCTGAGCTATGGACGGCCTGAGCTCGTTCTGCCGTCGGGCTGCCTGCTCAGCCAGCATTGGATCGTATGCCTTGCCCATGCCGAGGGCCTGCTGCAAAGCGTCGGGAGGCAGTCCCTGAGCGGCCTGCTGGAGTGCCTGCTCGAGCGTCGGCATGGTCCCCGCAAGCGTCGGGGTCTGGGCTTGATTGAGAGCTTCTGCCATGATTCCTCCTAGCTACTGCTTGACCTGTTCCTGCCCATGCTGGATACCCGTGTTCTGGCCCGTGTTCATGTCGCCGAACGTACCCGGGTACTTATTCTTCAGGAACTGCTGCAGGTACGGGGAGATCGCGCTCAGTCCGGCACCCAGGTACTGCTGGGTCTGGCTCGGGCCCTGCGTCCCGGTCAGGGCCGAGATGCGCGCCTTGATCTCATCCATCGCCTGCTGCTGAGAGCTCTCGTATGCCTTCGTCCGCAGAGCGGCCTGCTGGCTACCCACGATGGACGGCGTCAGGCTGCTCAGGATGGCTCCAGTGCCCGTCGTGCCGATGCCTCGAGCACCGAGGCTCTGGGCGAGGTTTCCGGCGGTCTGGTTGGCTCCTGAGGCGATTGAGCCCAATGCGCCCTGATAGGCGGGACCGGCCATCGCGGTCTGGTAGTACTTGTTCGCCAGTGCCGCGACATTCTCGGGGGACTGGAGCTTCGCAATTTCGTCACGGAGACGCTGCTGTGGGTTTCCGCGAATCTGGTCCATCACCTTGCTGAAGATGGCTGGTGCGAACGACATGAGCAGCGGCAGGGCCATCGGACCAAGACCAGCGAGCAGTCCGCCTAGCCCTCCGCCTGATAATGCCGGGATTGCTCCGGGAGCCTTTCCAAGCATGCCTGTAACGCCGAACTGTTCTTCAAGGGTAGGTGCGATGTAACCCGCCATACCTGCCTCCTAGAGCTTCTCGATCCTGACGTAGATGTAGTACTGGGGCGAACCCGTCGCTCCCGATACCGTGGTCGTGTAAGAGATATTCTGGCTGGCCGCAGCATACACCACCACGCTGCCCTGCCCGAAAGCATTTAGGGTGTTCA